TATGTTCTCAAAACCTATACCCGGATGATCTATTCCAATGGGTGGCTGGTGAAGGACTTTCTGGATCGCGGCATGGTGGACGATGCAAAGTTCCATGCGTGCACCCTCATGTACGGCACCTACTTCATGCTCAACAAACCCATATGGCTCGATCCGATGAATGCCAAGTATCGCTATGAGTCAGAGAAATGCTTTCAGGAATACTACCAGAAGCATAAGGACCTGATCCGTAGCGTCGATCCCGCTGTGGAAAAGCGGATCATTCAGGGAACAAAAAGAAGGGTGCTGAAAGAAGGCGTGATTCTGGAGCAGTTCACCTTCGATGACTGGATCAGGCATATCGAAGAACTGTGAGGTGCGGCATGAAAAATGTATTGATTGTCGGAGTCGGGAACATTGGCAGCAGGCTGTACCGGGAATATGGAAAGCTGGCTCCGGACCGATATGATCCTTACAAGGGCTACGACGAGAAGCGGGCGATCCGGTACGACGTGGCTTTCATCGCCACGGACACGCCTATGGCTGGTGATGGCTCCTGCGATCTCACGCAGATCCGGGAAGCGATAAAGGAAACGGACGCGGAAATCTATGTGCTCCGATCTACGGTGCCGCCTTCAACAACAGAAAAGCTGAGAGCGGAAACGGGCAAAAGGATCGTGTTCTCTCCTGAGTTCTATGGAACCACCCAGCATTGCGATGAGAGGACCTTCGATTTCTCCTTCACGATTCTGGGCGGAGAAAAGGACGACTGCAATGTCGTGGTCCAGCTGCTGCAGGAAGTATACGATGCCCGTCACCGATTCCGGATCACGGACAGCACGACCGCAGAGCTGGCAAAGTATATGGAAAACACCATGCTCGCAGCGCGGGTTTCCTTCTGCGTTCAGTTTTGGGAGATCGCCAAGGAGTATGGTGTCAGCTACCCGGAACTGCGCGAGTTGGTGTTAAACGACGAGCGCTTCAACCGGGCTCACACGTTTGTCTATGAGGATCATCCCTATTGGGAGAGCCATTGCTTTGACAAGGATCTGGCTGCCATCGCAGGTGTCTCCGACGCGCCTCTGATCGAAGGGGTGATCCGGTACAACAACCGGTGCAAGGCCAGGTACGGCAAAACTGAATAAAAACATAGTGTTGGTAAACGGGAGTCGCTACGGCGGCTCTTTCATTTTGCAAAGGAGGAAACGAGTTATGCGAGAGTTTTGGAACACGATTCAACTTATCTTCACGGCGGTCGGAGGCTGGCTTGGCTGGTTCCTCGGCGGCTGTGATGGTCTGCTGTATGCGCTGATCGCCTTCGTGGTCATAGATTACGTGACAGGCGTAATGGCAGCGGTGGTCGACCACAAGCTATCCAGCGAGGTCGGCTTTAAGGGCATTTTCAAAAAGGTGCTCATCTTCCTGCTGGTGGGTATCGGCCACATCCTTGATACGCATGTGATCGGGTCCGGCAGCGTGCTGCGCACGGCAGTGATCTTTTTCTATCTCTCCAACGAAGGTGTGAGCCTGATCGAGAACGCCGCGCATCTGGGCCTGCCGATCCCGGAGAAACTGAAGTCTGTACTGGAACAGCTCCATGACCGAGCAGAAAAGGAGGAGGAGTGATGGGATACACGAACAGCCCGATGGTGGCCTATAAAAAACTGAGCCCGAATCATTCCGGGCAGAGAACACACAGCATCGACCGGATCACACCACACTGCGTGGTTGGCCAGTGCACCGCAGAGGGTCTGGGTGAGTGGTTTGAAAAGACCAGCACCCAGGCTTCTTCTAATTATGGCATCGATAAGGATGGCCGGGTCGGACTCTACGTGGAGGAGAAAAACCGCAGCTGGTGTTCCTCCAGCAATGCCAATGACCAGAGGGCCATCACGATCGAATGCGCTTCTGATACCTCCGAGCCCTACGCCTTCCGGGATGTGGTTTACCAGACGCTGATCAAGCTATGCGTGGACATCTGCCAGCGCAACGGTAAGAAGAAGCTCCTGTGGCTGGGCGACAAGGACAAGACGCTGAATTACAGCCCTGCGGCTGACGAGATGGTCCTGACGGTTCACCGGTGGTTTGCCAACAAGTCCTGTCCGGGGAACTGGATGTTTGCACGGATGGGCGATCTGGCCTCGAAGGTGACGGCCCAGCTTGGTGGTTCCGCAAAGGAGCCGGAAAAGACGACCGGCACGCAGGCCACAGAGTTTGCCAACCTGTCCGAGGGTGATGTGATCAAGAAGGTCGGCAGCCTCTTCACAGCGGACCAGAAGAAATCCGGCATCCTCGCCTCGGTTTCTCTGGCTCAGTTCATTCTGGAATCCGGCTACGGGAAAACAGAGCTGGCGCAGAAAGCAAATAACTGCTTTGGGATGAAGAAATCCCTGTCCGGGAATACATGGTCCGGCTCTACGTGGGATGGCAAGTCCATCTATACGAAGAAAACGCAGGAGGACGATGGAACCGGAAAGCTCTACACCATCACTTCCGATTTCCGTAAGTATCCCTGCGTCGAGGATTCCATCGGAGACCACAGTGCCTACCTGCTGGGGGCCAAGAATGGCAGCAAGCTCCGGTATGCCGGACTCAAGGGCTGCACGGATTACAAGAAGGCCATCCAGATCATCAAGGACGGCGGCTATGCGACGGACACCAGCTACGTGAGCAAGATCTGCTCGATCATCGAGCGTTGGAACCTCACGCAGTATGAATCCGGGGATACGCCTGCGCCTGAGCCGGTGAAGTGGTACCGGGTCAGGAAAAGCTGGTCTGATTCCAAATCGCAGAAAGGGGCCTACAAGATTCTGGAAAACGCCAAGAAGTGCGCTGATGAGAATCCGGGCTACAGCGTTTTTGATAGCGACGGGGTGTGTATCTACACTCCGAAGGCAACAGCGCCGGAGCCTGCGAAACCGGACGTGCCTTTCCTCGTGAAGGTGACCATCAACAGCCTGAACATCCGCAAGGGGCCTGGTACCGGCTATGCCAGAACGCAGTATATTCCTCGCGGAGTGTACACGATCGTGGATACGGCGGCTGGAAAAGGAGCCTCACTCTGGGGCAAACTCAAGTCCGGCGCTGGCTGGATCAGCCTCGACTACGTTACACGGCTTTGATGCATTTTATGCCTGTCGGCTGTCCTTCGGGATGGTCGGCAGGCTCTTTTTTTATGCCCTGAAGCGGAAGATGAAATAGTTCTCCCAGCGGCTATAAAAATCGGCGATTTGCAGGCATGGGACGGCAGAGGGATGGACAAGTTCCCTCGGAAGGGAGAACGAGAATATGCAAGTGACGAAGATCACCACTCCGGCTGAAGCGCCTGTGCCTGCTGAAAAACACCGGCTTACCGATAAGCAGTTTTATGATGAGATCAATTATCACAGGGCTGAAAAGCTGACAAAGAAGATGCTGGAAAAGGGCCTCATCACCTCCGAAGAACATGACCGGATTCTGGCTGAAGCCCGCAAAATCTTTGTGCCGTTTCTGGCGGAGCTCCTTTGATAATTGAGTTGCAATGTGCAGAGAACAGAGGGAACATCGGACTGCGAACGGAGGTGAGACCATGAAAAAGATAACGAAAATCGAGCCCTCAGCGTCCCGGCCCACAGCGGCAAAAATACGGGTAGCTGCATACTGCCGGGTTTCCACCGGGATGGATGAGCAGCTGGTCAGTTTGGAAACACAGAAGAACCATTACAAAGAACTGATCGGCTCCAATCCGGAATGGGTGTACGCGGGCCTCTATTATGACGAGGGCATCAGCGGGACCAGTAAGGAAAATCGGCCCGCACTGCAGCGTATGATCGCAGATTGCGAGCAGGGCCTCGTAGATAGGGTATTAACTAAGTCACTCAGCAGATTTGCCCGCAACACCACCGACTGCCTTGAGCTGGTCCGGAAGCTCCTCGACCTTGGTGTGACGATTTACTTCGAGAAGGAAAACCTCGATACCGGGTCGATGGAGTCGGAGCTACTGCTCTCGATTATGAGCAGCCTTGCGGAAAGCGAGTCTGTTTCCATTTCCGAGAACAGCAAATGGGGCGTCCGGCACCGATATGAAAACGGCACCTTCAAGATTGCTTATCCGCCATACGGGTATGACAACAAGGATGGCGAGATGGTGATCAACGAGGAAGAAGCCAAGTGGGTGCGCTGGATTTTTGAACAAGCCCTGAACGGTGTGGCCAGCGGACGGATCGCAAAGCAGCTGAATGAAAAGCAGGTGCCATCCCGCAGGAACGGGAACTGGACGCCAACCACGATCCGGGGGATGCTCACGAACGAGAAGTATATCGGCGATTGCCTTTTCCAGAAGACCTACTCGGATTTCCGATTCCAGCGGCACACGAATCGCGGTGAACGTGATCAGTTTTATATGGAAAACCATCACGAGGCGATCATCAGCCGGGAGGATTTTGAATCGGTCGCGGCGCTCATACAGCAGCGGGCACAGGAAAAGAACATTAGGAAAAACGACCCTCGTTTCCAAAGCCGGTACCCATTCACCAGCAAGCTGATCTGCGGAGACTGCGGCAGCACCTTTAAGCGGCACATGAATACGACCGGAAGCCAGAAGTATCCGGTGTGGGTCTGCAAGCAGCACTTGGAGGACGTCGATTCCTGCAGCATGAAATCCGTCCGGGAATGCGATCTGGAAGTCGCCTTCACTACCATGATGAACAAACTGATCTTTGCGAAAAAAGCTGTGCTGGAAGGGCTGCTCGACGGGCTCCGTGGAGAAACGCATAAAGACAACCTGCGCCGGATCGATGCGATCGACCAGAAGCTGGAGCAGAATGTGGAACGACGGCAGACCCTGACGACCATCATGACGCGGGGGTACCTGGACCCGGCGCTCTTCACGCAGGAGAGCAACGACCTCGCTGCCGAGGCGGATGCCCTGACAGCGGAAAAGGATCAGCTGGTGAAGGAAATCTCCGGCAGCCTTCATAAGACGGATGCGCTCAGCGACCTGATCCAGTACGCGGGCCATGCAAAGCTCAGCGCCTCCTTTGACGGAGCCTTGGTGGAGCGCTTCCTCGACCATGCGGAGCTACCGACCAGGGATGAGGTTGTCTTCCATCTCAAATGCGGCCTGCGTCTGACAGAAAGGATTGGTGAAAAATGAGCAGAGGACACACACCTTACGGATACCGGATCGAAAACGGCATCGCGGTTGTCTGCGAGGAGCAGGCAGAGCAGATCCGGAAGATCTATGAGGGATACCTTGGCGGCCTCTCCCTGAGAAACGCTGCGAAGGAAGTCGGGATAACCGCGACGCATTCCTCGGTCAAGCGGCTCCTGCAAAATCCCCATTATCTGGGTGATGACTTCTACCCGGCGATCATCGATAGGGAGACCTTCGATGCCTTTGAGGTCGAGCGCCAGCGCCGGGAAGAAGCACTGGGCCGGGATAAGCGGGAGAAGAAAACGGTGGAGGCCGTTCCTGCGCCGACTTCTTTCTGGATGTCAAAACCGGCGCAAACCTTTAGCGACCCATACAAGCAAGCGGAATACTTGTACAGCCTGATTGAAAAGAGAGGTTAATATGGCAACAGTGACAATGATACCGGCGCGGCCTACGGTCGGCGCGAGGAAGAAAACAGAGGATGCTCCCAAGCTCCGGGTGGCGGCATATTGCCGCGTCTCCACGGAGACCGACGAGCAGGCAACGAGTTACGATGCTCAGATCGAGCATTACACCGACTACATCGAAAAGCATCCCGGCTGGGAGCTGGCAGGCATCTACGCTGACGACGGCATCTCCGGGACCAACACGAAGAAGCGTGATGAATTCAACCGCCTGATCGACGACTGCATGGCGGGTCGGGTGGACATGGTGGTGACCAAGTCGATCTCAAGATTTGCCCGCAACACCCTCGACTGCCTGAAATACATCCGGCAGCTCAAGGACAAAAACATAGCGGTTTTCTTTGAGAAGGAGGCGATCAACACGCTGGACGCCAAGGGCGAGGTTTTGCTCACCATCATGGCATCCCTTGCCCAGCAGGAAAGCCAGAGCCTTTCCCAGAACGTCCGGCTGGGCCTCCAGTACCGCTATCAACAGGGAAAAGTCCAGGTTTGCGCTAACCGGTTCCTCGGTTACGATAAGGACGAGGATGGCAATCTGGTCATCAATCCGGAAGAGGCTGAGGTGGTGAAGCGCATCTACCGGGAGTACCTTGGCGGGAAAAGCTACTACGCCATCGGGCAGGGACTCACAGCGGATGGCATCCGGACGGCAGCAGGCAACGATTACTGGCTGGCCAGCACGCTCCGGAAAATCCTGACGAACGAGAAGTACATCGGTGATGCGCTTCTGCAGAAGACTGTCACCACGGACTTCCTGAATAAGAAGCGGGTCGCCAACAAGGGTATCGTCCCGCAGTACTATGTCGAGAACAGCCACGAGGCCATCATCCCGAGAGCGCTCTTCCTGCAGGTGCAGGAAGAGATGGTACGCAGGGCACGGGTGAAGACCGGCACAGGAAAGCGGCGGGTGTACAGCGGGAAGTACGCACTTTCCCATCTGGTTTACTGCTCCGACTGCGGTGATCTTTACCGGAGAACACAGTGGTACCTGAAAGGCGAGCATGTCCCGGTCTGGCGCTGCGTCAGCAGGCTGGAGAAAAGAAAGTCCGGCATCGATTGCCCATCACGCACCCTGTACGAAACGGACCTGCACGCGGCAGTCATCACGGCTTTTAACCAGATGATCAAGCAGAAGGATGAATTCCTGCCGGGCATGCGGCTGGCGATGGACCGGGCTCTTGCCCAGAACAACAGCTCTCGGGTGGCGGAGATCGACGCACGGTCAGAGGAGCTGCAGAAGGAGCTCCTGAAGAAGGCAAACGCCAAGCAGGGGTTTGAAGAACTGGCCGATGAGATCGATGCGCTCCGGGAGGAGAAGCAGGACCTTCTGATGGAGGACGCCAACCGCGCAGCCATGAAGCAGCGGCTGGACGAGCTCGAAGTCTTTCTGGATGAGCACCAGGAGCCGGTGACGGATTACGACGAAAGAATGGTCAGGCTGCTGATCGAGCGGATCACGGTCTACGAAGACCACCTCGACTTTGAATTCAAATCCGGCCTTGAGACCGAGGTACAGATGTAAACACAGCCATCACGCAGGCGCTCCTCCGGGGGCGTCTTTTTACGTTTGCAGGGTAGAAATCTGCCATAGACTGTGCTATACTTATCCAGTCATAGGTTGATATTTGAGAGAGGAAGTCAGATGCTGCAGAATAACGTGGAAATGGATCTGAAGATGCGCCTGATCGAGAGCGGTCAGACACAGACGGAGGTTGCGGAGAAACTTGGTGTATCCCTTTCCTATGTGAACCGAATCACCAAGGGCCGTGAGCAAATCGTCAACAAGACCTTTGTGAGGATGATGGACGAGCTCGGCTA